AACTTGCGGTCATACATAAAGCCGGTGGCTGGTACTTTCAGGTACGTAACCTTGACCGTCTTAGCGTTTTGGTCACTGTGGACAGTCAGTTGGGCAGTGGCTGAGTTGAATTTAACATCCACCTCGCCGCTGGCTACTGTATCGTCCTCATCGATGGGGATAAGCCTTGCCGCCGTAGCTGTGGTTTGGTCCACATACATAAGTGCGGCAATCTTATTGCCGCTGGCGAGGTTATTGGCTCCGGTGGCCAGGGTCTTTTCCTCGTCCTGAACCAGATTATCCCAGACCTCGGTCCATCCCTGGGTGATGTAGTGCAGGTACACATCCAGGTCGTAGATGTAAACGTCGTCGATGGATAGTGCCGACGCATCGGAGGCCGGGGTGAAAATGAGGCCGCCGGTGGTGCTGGCCACGATGTCCTCGGTGTAGGTGCCGTCCGCCGTCCGCGCTGTACCGTCTGTCCCGCCTATGCTCACTGTTACCCCGCCCGCCGTCCGCGAGCTGATGGTGTAGATGATCCTGTAGGTATGGCCGATCACGATAGTGTTGGTGGCCGATGCATCTTCGGACAGCGTGCCGGAGCTGGCCCCGGCAGCCTTAACGGCCTTGCCTCCGGAAAACGACCAGTTGGTCCCTGCCGTCCATCCGGTTCCATTGCCAATGGCTCCGTAGGACGTCAGGTTGACCGGGCTGACCGTGATGGTCGTCTTGGTTCCGTAGGCCATAGCGGAGGCGAGGCAGCATTCCCCCTCCGCCAGGGACGTCTGTGCGATGCCGGTGGACCGCCACTTGAGATTCTGCCCCTTGCTGGCGATGTTGTTGAAATAGGCCGCAGGGTAATTGGTCGTCAATTGATAGCTGCTGTCCAAGACCTGATGCTCGTCGTAGATGATCGCGGGCATCTGCCGGGGGCTAAACGCCTTGATCTTCTTGTTGGCAGCATCATACTCAAAAAAGTATCCGTTCCGGTTCTCGATCATCACATAGTCAATGTCGTGCACCCCGAACAATACATCGGGATCGAAGGATTCTCCTCCGGTGGGATACGAGGAATCGAACATGATGGTCCCGTTGACCATCTGCTTGCTGCCGATGTTACTGTATTCCTTAGTGATTGTCAGCGCCATGTCTTACGCCTCCTTCCTCAATGTCCGTAGGCGAGCCAGTAACCAGCGCCATTAGCTTCCGTAACAATGGTTATTGGGTCCACCTTGGGGAAGGTTTCGCTAATGACCGGAAATGTGGCAACCGTAGCACTCCCCTTATGCGTCAGGACCATTCCGTCTACCTTTTGGAGCCCGGTATATATATCGCCCCCGGTAGACCCGGATGCACTGGTAAATGTACCCATGGTTATCCGGATGTCCCCCGCCACGGATTCGTTGGTTTTGGTGAACGTGAAGGCCATTGCCCACCTCCTTAATTGAACATATCGCCGATGGCGATCCAAATACCCGACTGGGAGGCCTTGGTGATTACCGTTACCGCCGAGCCATCCACAGGCAAGGTTTCGTTTACTGCCGGTGCATCCGTAGCCGCCGACGATCCATATGGCTGCAGGATGATCATCTCACAGCGGTGCAGCTTGGTGTCTATATTGTCTTCCGTCCCCGCCCCTGAGTCCGTATAGGTGCCGTATGTAAGCGCCTTGTCCCCCAGGACGGAGCGCCCGACGAAGGTAGATGTGATGGACATTTTAATCCTCCTTAAGGAAGGGAGAGGGCCGAAGCCCCCTCCCGTATCGTTGTTAGTCGTACTTCAGCAGCACCGGGGTAAAGTACCCGGAAGCGAAGGCCGTGCTATACACATGGCCCACAAACGGTCCGGTATACCCTGCCGCCGTTTCGAGGGCGTAGGTGGTATCGGACGGGCAGACCACCATACCCACCGCCGACGTATCGCCGCCGAAGGCCACACCGAAGCCGCCGGTCTGCACCCACAGATATTGGCCGGACGTGGCCGCCGCCATCGCCTGCCCGCTCCAGGACACAGTGATGTCGGTCACATTGCCGACCCCGGACCACGGGTTTGCAAAGAGGCTGAAATAGTCGTTCGTGTAGGTGGCCTTGACCAGCGGTTCCTTCAGCGTGACCGTGATGGTTTCCGAGCCGGTAGCGGTGGTGCTGTGGCTGGCGATGGGGTAGTAATACCCGGCGGTTCCGGACCCGGCACGATAGACGACCAGATAGCCGTCGTCGTACTGATTGGCGGTGACCGCCGTGCCTCCCACATACACAGTCACCTGGATGGCTCCGGCGGCGTTGGCCGCGCCGCTGCTCTGAATCTGGTTGACGTGATTTGACGTCGCCGCCGCCGAATAGGTGGCCCCGCCGACAATCAGGGTATCTCCGGCCTTGGCATAGCGGAATTTTCTTCCGTCCTCTGTTTCGCGGAGGGCACCAAGGCACTCTTTCTTGGTTGCGGATACTTCATAAAGCCCCTGCGACCAAGCATTGATTTTGATAGGACTGATAGACATATTATGTTCCTCCTTAGCTCAGATTGCTGTGCGCAGCGTGGGCGCGACGGTTGCTGACAATCAGGTTGCCGTGCCATTTGATCTTCATCGTTCTGCCAAAAACGTTCGCCGTGACAAGGTCGGCCCACGGAGTCCTTGCAAAGTATCCGTCCCGGTGAATCGCCCATCCGACATAGTTGCTGTTGCACAAGAACAGGTAACCGGACGGGCAGTAGTCGTCAGCCGCGATCAGCTTGTTCTCGAAGACGAGGTTCGTAAACCCGGCCTTGGCGGTATCGGTGTCCTGGGTGAAGCGCTGCTGCGTCTGCAGGATACCGCTGATGATGTTGAACAGGGTTTCTGTGGTGAGCCCCACGTCCGGCTTTCCCTTGGGGCCGTCGTAGAGTTTGGCCGTGCTGGCCAACTCGCGGATAACCTTGAGCGAGATGCCCTCCGTGGTGGTCGTGTTGATGCCGCGCCACGGATACGATCCGTCGCTGGCCACCAGGTCCGTCGGCGTAATGCCACCATACTGCGTCGAGGTGCCGGCGAAACAGCAGGCCTTCAGACCGGTGATGTTGACGGAACTGTCCGCATCCTGGTTGTAGATTTGATTGGCAATCTTCTTGGTGACGGTCTTCTGCGCGTTTGCCACCTTCTGCGTGATGAGGCTCACAATAGCATAGTCGCCGGCGTTCTTGATCTCGTCCTCGTCATAGATGGTGGCGTTTCCATAAGCGTTTTTCCATAAAAAATACGCACAGTTGACGACGTCGTTGTCGTCCGAAGAGATCGTTCCGCCGCGGGCGTAGAAACCGCCCTGCCCTTCGTCGAATTCCAGCGGGACACGAATCCGTTCGCCACCCGAGGGCCGCTCGAAGAGGCCCTTCTTCTGGTCCATAAAATGCTTCATAAAGAAGCTGGTGTTGAAGTAAATATCGGTTGCCTGTCGGCCATCGAGTTTAAAGTAGTCTTCGGTGATAGCCTGAATTTCTGTGTACGTGAGAGACATATTGCTCCTCCTTTTATCTTCCCGCCGCGGCCCTCAGTTTCTGTAGTCTGTGGACCAGAACGGAGACGGGGCCGCCGCGTTCTTTGGTGTTTTGTAGTTCGTTGTCGGCGTCGGCGGTGTTCCCGACCCCGGATGGTCCAGTGCCGATAACTGCCGCCTGGCGCTTTGCCTGCCAATTCTTGTTTGTTCTTTCTGCCGCTTCTTTTGCCGCCTTCTCCGCGGCTGCCTTGACCCGCGCCTCCATCGTCATCATCTGATGGGCGCTGATGGGGTTGTGACCAGGATTGGCCTCGAGGAACACCTGAATCTCGCCGCGATCCCACATCGCTTTGAAGTCGGGATTCTCTTTCTCGTACTTCTCATAGGTGCGTCTGATGGACGCCTCCCGGCTTTCCTGTAGTCGCCGCTGTTCGGACTGTTCGAGGGCCATCCTTACCTCGCGCTTGGCCTGTTCGCGGGCCTGAATGACGAGATTGTCATGGTAGCCCTTGGGATCCGTGGTCATCCATTCGGCCAAATCCTCGGCGCTCATCCGGCTGGTATCTTTATATGGAAGGGGCTCTTCTTGTGCGGGTTGCCGTCTTTGCTCCCGCAGGAAGTCCCGTTCCGCCTCCAGGCGGATGCGCTCCTCTTTGATGCGTTGCGCCTCTTGGCGGGCCTCGTCCCGCTCCCGCATCATCCGTTGCCAGTCAGGGTGTTGGTCGAACCTCATGCTCCCCTGCTCCTTGGCGGTTCCCTTCTCCGGTTCTGCATCGCCGTCAGTTTTTAGCGACTTGTCTGTCGTATCCTCCTGTTTACCGGCGGTCTTGGCGGGCACATCCGTGCCGTCGGAAACGGTGTTGATGAGGCCGATGGAGTCCGGGTCGAAGGCCGGTCTGTCCGCAGATGCTGACGAGGCATCTATCGCTTCTTGCGTGTTTAGCGTCGTTTCGGGTAAATCCATTGAGTTCTCCTTGGGCTTAAAAAAATAAAGCCCTCCCAATCCTGATATTTTCAGAATCGCAGAGGGCTTTCGGTTATTATGCCGTGTGCGACATCGCCCTGGGCGTTGCCGGGACTATCCGGCGAGACCCTGGGTGTTATGTTTAGCTACTCTATGTTGCGAGCCTTTCCCGGTGGTACTTCTCCAGGAGGGTGACGGCCATTTTCAGCACCCGTAGGAGAATCTCCACCAACTCTTTGGTATCGACTTTCGTCATCGTCAGCCGTTTACCTCTATGCGCTGCCGGCCTTGGTGCCGGCGCCAGAGCAGGTCCGCAATGTCCCGCAAATCACGTTCTGGCGGCTTGCGGTACGTGGGTGGGGCTCCGCCCTCGTTTTCCGCATGTCGCAGGCCTTTGGCCCGCATGTATTTTCGCAGGTGCTCCCGGTTGGGGTTGGCGGCCAGCTCCCGCTCCAGGGGGTCCGGGGACCTCTTGGCGGCGTCCATGTCCAATAGCGCCGCAGCCGATTCCTTGGCATAGCTGCCGTCCTGGTTGCCGGTATAGACGCCGGACACGCTCATGATGCGCTTTGTCTTTCGTCCACAAGTGGGGCATTTGTCATGCCACATCCCCGAGTCAACAATCCGCTCGTGAACTCCACAGGCCTTACATTGAAAATCAGCGAGGATCATTCTCCGGGGCCCGCCTCTCGTTGTTTTTTATATTTAGCAAATTTACCTCTCTGCTGTCGGTACATGCTGTATGCGATGGCGGCTGCCTGTTTCGGGTCTTTAGTCGTGCCCTCGCTTAGAATAACGGGGATGGCGCGGCTTACATAATCCTTTTCGCTTTCGCCCGGCTTTACGTTCGGCATTATTCCAACACCTCCTGGTTGTTGCTGGCAGCGCCCTTTTCGTGGTAGATGCCCTTGTTCTCTTCGTTTCGCGGCTGCATTTCTTTAATATCGAGGGAGAGCGCCTCTCTTTTTGTTTGTTTTATGTCCGCCTCGATCTTGGCGACAACTTCCGCCCGCTTTATTTTGAGCAGTTCCTCGTCGTACTTTGTCCCGGCCAGGGCCACCTGCTGTTTAACCCTTTCCGTCATGATCTGCTCGGCGGTAAGCGCCTTTTTGGCCTCCGTTTCCTCTGCTTGGGCTATCGTCCGGCGGGCTTCGGCCATCTTCAGTTCCACCTCTGCCTGGGCCACCATCGCCTCCGGATCGGGAGGAGGTTGCGGTGCCGGTTGGCCGCTGTATGTCTGCTGCAGGACTGTATCGAGGGGCGGCAATTCTCCCTTCTCCATCGCCTTGGCGATGTCCTTTTCTTCGAGCCCGGCGATCTGCTGTAGCGTCTGGATGATCTCCGGCGCCATACCGGCGGCTTGCAGCTTACCGAATAGTTCAACGTAGGGTCCGGCGTTCATCCTCTCGACCACATCCGTCCGGGACGGCCAATCCAGCTTGCCTAAGAGTTCTTGGCGGTCGATGGCCCCGAGGCGGAAAAGTTCAATAGCTTCTTCCCGTACTTGGATTTGGCTCCGGGGCATGGTCGAGCCCGCCACCACCGTCAGTCGCGCCGGGATGAGCAGGTCTTTGCCGACGATGGACTTGGCTACCTGGTTGCCGCTGGCGTCCTTGTAGGTAATCCATCGCTCCTCGGTATAGAAGTTCTGCACCATGCTGATGTACATGCGGCCGCGTTCCCGGATAAGGCGGCTGTAATTGCGGATCTTGCCTCTCATCATTGTCGCCGCCTGCTCGATCAGTGCCGCTATGCTCTTGTACGCCAAGGTGTTGTTGGCGCTAATTTTGGCAATGTCGAGGTCGAAAGTCCCGGCCACCCGGAAAAAGAGGTCCTGGAAGAGGCTGATGCTGGCCTGGATGTCCGCGGGAATGGCGGGGTAGTCAAGGTACCGAATCCCTGCGCCCTGCTCTGCATTTATCGGGTTGATGATGCCTCTGTCGTTGGTGAATTCGATGTTCTGGACGCCGGAGGTCCTGGGGTTGATGATCTTGGCCCTGGCTGCCCGGTCCTTCATCAAGACGAACTGCGAGATGGCCTTGTCAAACTCCGTGTTGAGTCGCTCTAACTGCTCGGCATCCGACATGCCCCAGGCAGAGGCGGTATCTTTATGGCTGTTGGCCGCGGCAAAGGGAAATTTATCCCACAGGTACGTCTTCCGGGCCTCTTCCTCGGGCAGAGAGGGGTTGATGTTGGGGTTGGGCCGGTCCTCTAAGGTGAGCTTGCCGTTACAGCAGACGACATATCGGATGAACCCAGGGTATTTCGGCTGTATTTCCTCGACTACCACTTCCTCGATGGTTGCCAGTTCGATCTGTGGGTCGACCACGCCGCCTCCGGCGATCCGTCGGCGCTTAATCATTGTGTAGTCGTGGACCCATGCCTCGACGATCAGCACCTGCTTGTCGATCTTTTCGTCCACCTTCCCCATGTTGAAGTTGATGAGGTTTTGAACAGTGCTGGCAAAGGTGGTGAGCATGCTGCCCGTCTTCCGCCCGCCCGCGGCCACCTCCGTTCGTTCGTCGCTTAATTCCTTCAGGATGTCGTCGTCGCCCTTGATGCGGTCGGCATACTTCGGCCAGCGGCGCTTTGCCTCCCGCAATGAGAGTGGGTAATAATGCAGAACTGCCTCGCTCTTCTGTAGGTCGCGGGGGTTAGTGAGGCTCACCGGGTAGAATCCGAAGTGGAACGGATCCACCACTATAGTGTCCACCTCGCCGCTCTCCTCTAAGTCCGGGTTAAATACTACCTTTTCGATTGCTATGCCGTAGTCCTCGCCGTTGTTGACGCTGCTCTCAAATACGTCCTGCTGTTCCTGCTCGTTCCACCAGTGGTCGGCGCATCTCTGGATGTCGTCGAAGGCCTCCTCGTCGTATTGTTCCGTGTCTCCCAGGCGGGCCACGTTGAAAATGGGGCTATTGTCTGTCAACACGTTGATGGTGCGGAGACGGTTGACGTGGATCAGGTTTGCCGTAACCAGCGGCAGCGCCGTGCTGGAGGCATTTTTCCAATGCTTGCCGCGCTTTAGTTCGTAGTTGCGGTTCCACCTTTTCGGCAGGCCGAGCGCTTCTTTGTGGTCGATGATCTCTTTTAAGATTTCAAAGACGCGAATAGCGACTTTTTCGCCCTTGCCTTCCGGCGGAAGTAACTCTTCCGGTCCTTTTGTCCCCTGTGCCACCTTTTCCAATGTCACGACGTTGTCTGCCATGTCTCTTTATCCTGCCTACTGTTGCGCTTCAATGTGGCACTTCATCTTGGCCGCCGCCGCTTTCCCCAAGTCATTACCGTCCCGCCGGTGCTTCTTCATGTGCGAGGAGAGTCCGATTCGGTGCTGGAATTCCCTGCCGCACTCGGGGCAGCATACTTTCTCTGCCGTTCCGCCTCTTTTTTCGCCTTTCTCCGGGCCGCTTTCCGGGCCGCTTTGAGCTTCAATTACCACCTCCTCGGGGGCCACCTCCTCGGGGGCCACCGTCCGCGGCACCTCGTACATGCCGTTTGCCGTCAAGACGGCAGTTTCTGTCGTGAACGGTCGCCACCCACAGTAAGGACAGCGCATCTCCTCCCACCCGGCGGATGCCGGGAAGGGGGGAGGGTAGCCATGCCAAGCATCTGGCGAGAGGAACTGGCTACCCTTGAGGGGAAGAGAAAGAGCGGATATCTCTGCCGTTGCGATTTTCTCGCTGCATATCTCACAATAAATGCTTAACGTTTTGCTCACTTACCTTTTCCACCTTTCCCTTTACTGCCGCATCCACCTTTCTTGGCCACCGTCATCACCTCCCTGGTTGCCTACTTGAGGTCTTTTAGGTCCCTCGGGTCGCTCATGGCCACCTCGTAGGGATCGTGCTCGAACAGTCCCGGTTCGCCTGGGTCGAACACCTCCGCTTTTCGCTCGTACGGAATGATGGTCTTCCGTCCCAGGTAGAATCCAAATCCCACCATGGCGATGAAAAGCGCCGCCGCGGCGAGGATGATGCCGACAACTATTGCGAGGTCACCGAATATCGAAGATTGCATCTCGTTGCCTTTCTTCCCCTTCCCAGAATCTGTCCGACTCTATCTGGTCCCGGTATGTCAAATCCGCATATGCCGGTTCCGGCGCCTTCTCGATGGCGTCGATCATGATGTCGGCCAGAGGCTTGATGTATCGTTTCTCAGGTGCTCCGATGGCCGACCACCGCAGATAGTTGAGGCCGTGGACTACGCTGTCCACGATATCGTCGTGCTCTCCCGCGGGGAATGCCGTCATCTCCTCGATGAAATCGAACAGCCATGGCGCCTCGTTGGGCAGCATCACCTTTCCGGCCTCGATGATGGGGGTGGCGGCGTTGGCGCGGGTGATCTTGTCCGAGTCCACCTTGACCGGGAATACCGGCATGACGGTTTCCTTCTGCAGTTCCTGGATGAGGCTCTGGCCGCTGGCCTTGTCCTCGACGATGACGGCATATGGTTTGTGTTTGGCATAAAGTGCCTGAACCTGGCGCTTGAGTTCCGGGAATTCCACCTGGCCGCGCCACATGTCGAGAAGGACATAGGCGTTTTTGGTGAGGCCCCAGGTGGTGCAGACGCTGTAATCGTTCTCGCTGCCCTTCTTGAAGGCGGTGTCCCATGATTGGATGCAGCCGTGGGTTGCCGGTTCCTCCCGGTAGTATTGCCACCAGTCGCGCCGGAAGATGTTGCTGGCCAAGTCCACAAACTGAGCCATGTGCTCCTGGGAGAACATGACGGCGCCGATTTCTGCCCTTATCGCCTCGAGTTCCTTGGGTGGTATCCACCCTCCCTCCTCGCTGGAAAAATGCCACGTTGCCCAATCTGGATCGTTCTGGGCCTTATCGTAGAGCCTCTTGGCCCAATTGTAGCCCTTTGGTGTGCCGATAAAGAGTCCATGCCCCTGCCTATCTGCCATGGCCGGTCTTAAAACTTCGTTCCAGGCCTCCTCGGCGATGTCGGCAAACTCATCGAGGACCAGCCGGTCAATGCCGACTCCTCGGAGCGAATTATAATTGTCGGCTCCCTTGAGCTTGATTCGTGATTCGTTAGTGAAGGTTACGGAGAGTTCCGATTCGTTGACGGCGGTGACATGGCTTAACGGCAGGAGGCGCTTGAGCATCACCCAGGCGATTTCCTTTACCTGGCGATAGGTTGGCGCCACATAATAGCAGAGCAGGTCTTTGGAGGTGAGGGCCGAGTCGAGGAGCCAGGTGTTGGCGAGGTAAGACTTGCCGAACCGGCGACCGGCAATGACGCACTTCCATCGGGCCGGGTGCATGAATATCTCGCCTTGAGGAACGGTCAGTTCTATTCTTTTCTGGGCCTCTGCCATTACTTCGCCTTCTCTTTGATAACGATAACGAGTGGTTGTTCCGGGTCGCCTTGATGCTGGATCTTCTGCACTTCCGTCCATCCCGCCTTGCAGCGGAGGATGTGTTTCTGTGCGTCCACGTTGCCTGCTTTGGCCGCCTCAAAGTGCTTATTGGTAATGATTGCGAGCCCTTTGGCCTTGCCGCGGGCTATTGCTTGTTCTAATTACTCAGTTTGGGACTTCCTTCTCTGGAGCGTTGCCATGGAAATCCCAAGGCAATCACATATTTGCTGTTGTGATAGCTGTTGCGCCGCCAGCGACTCGATTTTGTCGAGATCGAGTTGAATTGGCTT